GTATCAATTTTCTATTACAAGCTAGATGATGTTCAAGAGGTTTCTAATCCTGCTATGTGGATGAAGGCGAATCCAAACATAGCAGTTTTTAATGCCTATGAAACTTATCAACTTGACGTGGAAAGAGCCGAAAAAGCGCCGGCAGCAAAAAATGACATTCTTGCTAAAAGATTTGGTATCCCTGCAGAAGGATACACGTATTTCTTTTCTTATGAAGAAACGCTCCCGCATTCAAGACAGGATTATTGGCAGATGCCGTGTGCTCTTGGCGCAGACATGTCACAAGGCGATGACTTCTGTGCTTTCACATTTTTGTTTCCTTTGCCTTATGAAAAGTTTGGAATAAAGACTAGAAGTTATATTACTTCACTAACTCATTCCAGACTTTCACCTGCGATGAAAAATAAGTATCAAGAGTTCATTGATGAAGGAAGCTTGATAATCATGGAAGGGACAGTTCTCGACATGATGGAAGTTTACGAGGACGTCGACAATTATATCCTACAGCAGAATTTCGATGTTCGAGCTTTTGGGTATGACCCGTATAACGCACGTGACTTTGTCGAAAGATGGACTACAGAAAACAGTCCATATGGTGTCGAGAAAGTTCCTCAGGGAGTAAAAACCGAAACAGTTCCATTGGGTGAAATTAAGAAACTTTCAGAAGAGAGAATGCTTATATTTGACCAGAAGTTAATGTCGTTCGCTATGGGTAACGCGGTTGCGATAGAAGATACAAATGGAAATAGGAAACTTCTTAAGAAAAGAAGAGAAGAAAAGATCGATAATGTTTCGGCATTATTAGATGCTTATGTGGCTTACAAAGCGCATAAGGATGATTTCGAATAAGGAGAAGAACAATGATCGAAAGTGTACTAACAAGCGTTAAGAAATGCTTGAATGGTATTCCTGAGAACGATGAATCGTTCGATGAAGACCTCATGCTTTTTATTAATTCCGCTTTCGGCACACTTTATCAGCTTGGAATAGGACCCGAGGAGGGATACTCGATATCCAGCAAAGCAGATAAGTGGTCCGATTTTATACAAGACAATCGACTTATTGGAATGGTAAAAGAGTATATTGTACTTTGCTGTAAAACCGAATTCTGTCCTCCGGAATCGGGATTCGTCATGACGCATTTGGAAAACAAAAGATCTGAATGGGAATGGAGACTTCGAGTCTTCGGCGAGCAGCTTGGGGAGGATGAAAATTAAATGGCTAATTACATCTATTACAACCCGAATCCTTTAGACAGGAGGACCGGGGATTGTGTAATTAGAGCGCTTACAAAACTTTTGGACGCGGATTGGGACACCGTGTTCGTCGAGTTGTTTACTACGGCATTTGCCATGAAAGACATGATGGATCATAACATCGTGTGGAATGATTTCTTAGAATCTTGCGGTTATCAGCGTAAAGGAATACCCGATACCTGTCCGCTTTGCTATTCTATAGCAGATTTCTGTGATGATCATCCTAGTGGCAAATACGTAGTGGCAACCGATTCTCATGTTGTTGCTGTAGTTGATGGAAACTACTATGACACATGGGATTCTGGAGATAAGGTGCCAATCTATTATTGGACAAAAGGAGAAGCGCAAAATGCCACAGCCAAATTTTCAACAGCCGATGTATTACCAGCAACAGGCAGTACAGCAGCAAAACCAATTTCAAAATAACTTTCAGCAGCCTATGCAGCCGCAATTTAATGAGCAGATGTATAAGCAGCAGAATGGTTACATAGCACCTACTTATCAACCTTTTAATGCTCCTATTGACATTAAGCAGAACGAGACCATGACAGATGTATATGGAATCGAAGGAGCTAAGGCCTATTTAGTCGGTGCTGGAAATGTCGCAACATTATTCGATAACGAGAATAAAAACATATTCTATCGAAAAGGTGCAGACAAAAGCGGTAAAGTAAATTTGTTTGAGATCTACAAGTATGAAAAGATTGATGAACAAGAGCTTAGAAGCCATGCAGTCCCTAATCAAGTAGATGCTCGCCAGGATGAAATTAAATCATTGAGAGAGGACATTGACGAACTCAAGCAAATTATTAAACAGATGCGGCAGCCGCAGCCCAAGAAAAATCCTGTTAAAAAGGATGTGATTGAGTGAATAACCGCATCATAGACATGTTGAGTAACATGCAAAATTTTAATCAAAACTTCAGCGCTTTCAGGAATCAGTTTATGCAGCAAGGGATCTCTCCCGAGCAGCAGGTCGCTAATTTATTAAATAGTGGCCAAATGACCCAAGACCAATTCAATGAATTTAGGCAAATCGCTAACATGCTTACAGGACATAAAAATTAGTATCCAATTTGCGCAAATTTAATGGATAAATTTTTATTAATCCAAGGAGGATTCAGCATGTCATTAGTTGATGGTGCAAGTGGCGGACTTTCCGCTGCGGACGTTGCTGCTGTTACTAGGAATAACGGCGGTAATGGATTTGGTTGGGGAGGCGATGGCTCTTGGTGGCTTATCGTTCTTTTCCTGTTTGCTCTTTCCGGAAATGGATGGGGTAATGGCTTTGGCGGAAATGGAGTCATGCCTTACATGATGGGCAATACTCAGTCGGATGTTCAGAGGGGATTCGATCAGAGTGCTGTTATGTCGGGATTAAATGGCATCAATACCGCAGTAGCAAATGGATTTGCAAATGCTGAAGTAAGCAGATGCAATGGACAGCTTGCTACATTACAGGCTATTAATACTCTCGGATACAATCAGCAGAACTGTTGCTGCGAGAATAGGCTTGCTACAGCCGGCTTGCAGTCTCTTATTCAGTCTGAGAATTGTGCCGATAGAGCAGCTATTTCCGATGGTCTTAGAGATATTCTTACGGCAACTCAGGCTCAGACACAGACTATCCTTGATAAGATGTGCCAGCAGGAGATTGATGCTCTTAAGACACAGAATGCAAACCTTCAGACACAGATTAACCTTGCTAATCTTCAGGCTTCGCAGACGGCTCAGACAGCTAGGATTCTTTCGGATAATGCCGCTCAGACACTTGCTCTCGAGCAGTATTTAAATCCTACGCCTGTTCCCGCGTACGTAGTAGCAAACCCTAATTGCTGCAACCAGTACTATAATGGCGGATGCGGTTGCGGAATGTAAGGAGGTGGTTTTATGGCTGAATACAGCAATAATGCCATACAGACTGTAAATCCGGGTGAAACGGTTATATTTACAGAAGCTCCTGTTCCATGCAACAGAGGATTTGTTAGACACAGAGATGACACAGGAAATTTCCTTTTGAATGGATGGACTCCTAGGAAGAGTTGCGGATGCAGATCTAATTCGGCCTTATATTTGGTCGATTTTGGAGCAAACATCGCAATTCCAACAGGAGGTACTGTCGGATCAATCTCTGTGGCATTGACAATTGATGGATCTACGGTTCCTGCAACGACAATGACGGTAACCCCGGCAGCTGTTGAGGAATATTTTAATGTTAGCAGAGCAGCAAACATTCAAGTTTGGAATGGATGTTGCCAGTCTTTTGCTATTAGGAATACGAGCGATCAGCCAATCCTTGTGCAGAATGCTAATGTAATATTCGCTAGACCAGATTTGTCAGTGACTTATTAAGGAGGTGCCTGAATGGAAAATTTAATGCGACTTAAGCATCTCGTTAGTAAGGAAATTGGTGAGATAGCAGATCTCAAGACTTTAACCCCTGAAGTACTTGATAGTGCTATTAAAATTGTATGTCTCTACAATGAAATAGGAGATGCCGAAAGCAAAATTAATGGCTGGGATGACGGAATGTCTCGTAGAAGCTATAGAGATTCTTATATGGATGACTATAGTGGTCTTAGAATGAGAAGTCCTATGACTGGTCGTTATATTTCAACAAGAGACAATTACAATGATGGAAGAAGTGAAAACTATCGTGATGATTCTTATAGAGATGGTTATACAAACCATAGTAAGGATGATCTGATCATGGATCTGGAAATGAAGGCTAGAAATGCCAAGACAGATCGTGAAAGAAATAGTATCATGGATACCATCGAAATTATTAAGAGACAGCAAATGTCATAAAAATCTTTCTTTCCGTTACGGAGGGCTTCTGGTTTTTCTGGAGGCCCTCCAATTTTTAAAACAGATAAGGAGGTAATATGAGTACCTTTTATCCTAATGATCGTGATTACCTCTCTCATCACGGAATCAAGGGTCAAAAGTGGGGTCGCAGAAATGGACCTCCGTACCCGCTATCCAGTGAAGTGCACAAAGCAGTAGTAGCTGGAAAATCTACAAAAAATAAGAAAATAGATAAGAATAAAATCGCAGACAAGGTGCGTGAAAATAGACGTAAAAAGATAATGCATGATCCAAAGAAGCTTTACAAACATGCTTCTGAATTCTCTAAGAAAGAGATAGATGATGCTTATGAGAAACTTCAGTCGATGAACCGAGTTAAGCAATTATATTCGGAAGACAAAAAGAAGAATACGTTTACCGAAAAGATGGCCAAAAAGGCTGAAGATAAAAGAATTAATAAAAAGATTGATAAATATGCTAGAACGCCAGACATGCTCGATAAAAACATGCATAAGTTATCTCAGAAAGAGGTTAACATAGCATTAGATCGTCTTGAAAAGAGGAGAGACATGTTCGATTTAAAAATGTCTCAGATAGATAGACCTAGAGCAGTTGTATCTGAGATTATCGATTATTTGTCAACACTTAGCAGACTCGGAAAGGCTGTCGGTAAGTTGTTTCAGGATCCGCAGGTTGGACGAACAAAGCTTACTAAGGCCGATGAATATAGAGATTGGAAAATTAAAACCAATCAGATTCATCTCCTTTCCGAAAATGATATACGATCTTATAAGTTATCTAAAGGAGAATCACTTCCCGGAAGAGGCGGAGGTGGCGGAAAACATAAAAAGCATAGGTCGTATAATAGTGGCGCTAGAGCTAATATTTTGTCGACAATGAGCGAGGTTGCTAATTTACCTCTTAGTATTGTTAGCGATGATCAGGTAGAACGCCTTAAGTATATGTTCTCCAACTTAACATTAGATCACTCAGACATTGATTCTATGAATCGTGAAGAGTTAACTGATTATTTAATGCATCACGGCATTAAAGGTCAGAAATGGGGCGTAAAACATGGCCCGCCGTATCCCCTTGACGAAAAAGAGCATAAATCTGTAGTTAGTGGCAAAGGCCAAAAAACTAAAGATGGTTTGTTTGTCGAAGCATATTTGATAGGACTAGGCGTTACGGCTCTTGCGGCAGCTTATAAAGAAGCTAGGAAAGCGATCGGATACAGAAAAGACGATAAAATAAAAGAGAAATTCGACAAATTAGTAGAGTCGAAAGACCAAAATGCTAAATACGATAAAAAGACAGGTCTTAAATTAAAAGACAAAGAAATGACAGAAAAAGAAGATTTAAAAGCTGCAAATCCTTTAAGATCGAATGATCAGTATACTAAAAACACTAGATACAATTGCGTATATTGTTCTCATGCATATGAACTTCGTAGAAGAGGATTTGATGTCATGGCTAAATTATCAAAAGATCCTGTTAGTTGCGAAGAAGTATTTAAAGTTTATCCTAAAGCCAAGCCAGTTATATTTGATCCATTCGAAACATACGAACTGGATGAAAAAGGAAGGCCTAGTGGGTATACAAAAACTAGAAATTTAAATGAAGCAAAAGCAAGGTTCGCCAAAGCAAGACGCGAAATAAAGAAACAATTTAGAAATCTTTCATCTGAAGAAGGAAGTAGAGGATACTTAAGCATTCAGTGGAAACAAGGCGGTGGACATGCCACAACATATTTTGTTAAGGACGGAAAGGTTCATATAGCCGATCCTCAGTCTGGAAAGATATTAACATTTAACGAAGAATACCTTAATAAAGTAATATGCGGATTTGCGATAAGAACGGACAACATAAAGAATAGCGATATTAACTTTGAAGAAATTAAGAGGTATGTAGTATGACAGAGAACGAAGCAAGAAAAATTATATCTAAGGAACTTCCTGATAGAGAAATAGAATCTATCGAAAAGAAGCCCAATGGTTACTTTGTCGTTGCATACGGCAAAAAAGCGGGGCCTACTGATATGTCTGGTACAGCATTTATGGTTAATAATGATGGATCAGTTGATAAGTTATCAGTATTCGACATGTTGATGATGGACTAAGGAGGTATTTATGGGAACATTTTATTCTAAAAATGACTATAGAAACTACTTAGCCCATTATGGCGTAAAAGGAATGAATCGTCCAAGTGGTTTGAAGTATAAAACAAGAAAAAAGACAGTTGGTGCGCCTAGATCCAATGATGAAAATCCTTTTCATAGGCCTCATAGACTGCCTCATAGTTCTAGACCTAGTAGTTTAAGATCGGACGCTGACGCTCATCAAAGAGATGATGCTAGAAGGCAAGAACAAAATAGAGTGCATTCACAGCTCGAAGCGTATGCTAGAGAGGCAGAGCATATGCGCGGCGATTTATTAAAGAATCGAATAGCTCAACTTAGAAGAGACAATGCTCGCCGCCATAAAGTAGAGGAAGAAAAAAGATATATAGAACGAAGAAGGCAAAGCAGACGTACCGTGTCCAATTGGGGATCAAATGGATACGAAAGAAGAGCCAGAAGTTAAATAATTCAGGAGGTTTTTAATGCCTACATTTGTAGAACGCCTCCAGAGTGGATGGAATGCATTTGTTAATGCTGATAGTACCAGAAATTATTCAAGAGATTTTGGTATGGAATATGGCATTAGAAATGACAGAGCATACTTCTCGGTTGGCAATAAGCAATCAATAGTTGCTTCGATCTACAATCAGATAGCCGTTGACTGTGCCGCTATACCAATTATGCATGCTAGGGTTGATAAAAACCATAGATTCATGTATGAGATAGATAGCGGATTAAATGAATGTTTAACAACTGAGGCCAACATAGACCAGCCTGGAAGAAATTTTATTCAGGATGTTGTCGAATCTATGCTTGACGAAGGATCGGTAGCAATTGTTCCAGTTGTTACGGATAGTAACCCGACAAAATCTGGTAACTATGATATAAGAAATCTTAGGACTGGTAGAATAAAAGGTTGGTATCCGCAGCATGTAAGAATTGAAGTGTATGATGAACGAGTTGGAAGACATAAAGAAATCGTGCTTCCAAAGTCCGTTGTAGCTATAGTGGAAAACCCATTATATTCCATCATGAACGAACCGAATTCAACACTTCAGCGTCTAATAAGAAAGATGAACTTGCTCGATAGAATAGACGAGCAGAGTGGATCTGGAAAATTAGATCTTATATTTCAGTTGCCGTTTTCTATAAAATCACCTGCCAAATTAAAAGAAGCTAGAGCCCGAAAGAAAGATCTTGAAGACCAGCTAGCAAATTCTAAGTATGGCGTAGCATATACAGACGCAACGGAAAAGATTACGCAACTTAATAGATCTGTCGAAAACAATCTTCTTGAGCAGATTAAAGATCTTAGACAGATGCTTTACTCTCAGCTTGGATTGACAGAATCTATTTTTAATGGTACCGCCGATGAAGCTGCAATGGTTAACTATTACAATAGAACCATTGAGCCAATATTAGCAGCCATTGCAAATGAGATGCGTAGAAAATTCTTGACTAAGACTGCTAGAACACAAGGACAGTCGATAGTCTATATCCGAGATCCGTTTAAGCTCGTTCCTGTTGATAAGCTTGCAGAAATCGGAGACAAATTCCTAAGAAATCAGATCTTGTCATCTAATGAATTTAGAATGATAATCGGATATGGTCCGGTTAACAACGAGAAGGCTGATGAACTTAGAAATCCTAACCTAAATGAACCAACGCCTGAAGGCAGTAGTGCTATAAAATATCCGAATACTAGGACTGAAGTTCCCTCTGAAGGACAATCCCAGAGTAAACAGAAGAAAAAGCGTTCGAATGTTGATAGAGGCTACCAAATAATGGAATCGGTTCTTGGTGCTGGTAACACCGACCATTAAATAGAAAGGAGAATTCAAAATGGCGCCAAAAGGTTATGACTTTTGTGGTTACGTTACAAAGAACGACATCGAATGCAGCGATGGAAGAACTATCCATAGAGACGCATTTGCCCATCAGGATGGCGCAAAGGTGCCGCTCGTTTGGAATCACAACCACAAGAACATAAACGAAGTGCTTGGCTATTGCATACTTGAAAATAGGCCGGATGGTGTTTACGGATATTCATTCTGTAATGATTCGGATATGGGTAAGAAGGCCAAGTTACTTGTCGAGCATGGTGATATAGATTCCTATTCTATATATGCTAATCATCTTAAGCATGTAGGGTCGACTGTTCACCATGGCGAGATAAAAGAAGTAAGTTTGGTACTTTCTGGTGCAAATCCTGGAGCTTTTATAGAAGATATTTCTATAGCTCATGGAGATGATACAGAAGACGAAGGTGCTAGAATATTTACAGGAGAGCAACTTATGTTTAATGAGTATGACGAATCCGAAGAGCTCATGCATGATGATGAAGACATGGATGATAAGGTTCTTGGAGAAGCATTAAGCACTCTTAATGATGATCAGCTCAGAGCAGTGGCTATACTTTTAGCTAGAGCTGAGCAGGCGAGTGCTAATTCTGCAGCGTCACATTCCGATGAAGATGATGAATCAGAAGACGAAGAAGAGTATTCAGATGAGGATGAGTCAGAAGACGATCCCGAAGATACAGAAGATGAGTCTGAAGATACAGAAGATGAGGATGATGACGAATTACAACATTCTGATGATTTTAATGAAGGAGACGAATACAACATGAAGAGAAACGTATTTGACAACGAGTACACTGGTGCTGTGCTCACTCACAGCGATCTTAACTCTATTATTACTGAAGCTAAAGAGTCTTCATCTGGTTCTTTTATGAGAGCTTATAAGAACAGAGTTAGTGAGCTTTGCCACGCAGATGATGATAGCGATATCGAGTATTCCACAGGTGATCAGGACTATTTCGTAAATCAGCCCGATTTCCTCTTCCCCGAGGCTAAGTCCCTCAACAATCCCCCGGATTGGATCAAGAGAGATACCGATTGGGTTGACGTTGTAATCAACGGCACAAAGAGAACTGGATTCAGTAGAATTAAGTCTGTATTTGCAGACATTACTGCTGATGAGGCAAGAGCTAAGGGTTATATTAAGGGCAATCGTAAGGAGAACGAGGTCTTCACATTGCTTAGGAGAAAGACTGTTCCTCATACGCTGTATAAGAAGCAGGAAATCGACCGAGACGACCTTCTTGATATTACAGATTTCGCTGTAATTCCTTGGCTCTGGTCTGAGATGGTTATCATGATCAAGGAGGAGCTTGCTAGAGATATCCTCATTGGTGATGGCAGACTTACATCTTCTCCTGATCATATGCCTGAGGAGAACGTAAGACCTATCTGGAGTGATGATCCTCTCTTCACAATCAGAAAGACAATCACAAAGCCTACATCTGGAACAGATGAGGAGAAGGCTGCTAAGCTTGCTAAGGACTTCATTAGAACAGCTATCAAGGCTCGTAAGGACTATAAGGGTTCTGGTAATCCTATCCTCTTCACAACAGAAGACTATCTCACAGAGATGCTTCTCCTTGAGGATGGAATCGGTCATTCCCTTTACGATACAGAAGCTGCTCTTGCTACAAAGATGCGTGTTACAAAGATCGTAACTGTTCCTGTAATGGAGAACCAGACAAAGGACGGTAAGGATCTTATGGGTATCATCGTTAACCTTTCCGACTACAATGTTGGTACAGATCGTGGCGGCGAGCTTACAAGATTCGAGGATTTCGATATCGACTTCAACAAGCAGAAGCTTCTTATAGAGACACGTGTATCTGGTGCTCTTGTTAAGCCTTACTCTGCTATCGTCATCGAGGCTGGAACTGCAAACCCCTCTCAGGGCTGACAGTAAACGCCGAAGCTGATCAGTCCGAAGTTCTCGGCAAACTAGTAAGCGAGCTCCAGAGTAATGTCACAGTAAGCAATACAGGTATCACAGGTACTCTTGCTTACGTAACAGATTACACAGGTTTCAGCTCTGATCCTGAACTTCAGTCTGGTAACTTCATCGCTCTTAAGATCTCCGATGTTGATCCTACAGCCGTATCTGTTAAGGGTGGCATAGTACCTTCTTCTATCGGTGCAGATCTCGTAGAGATGATCGATGATCCCGACCAGAACATCGTCCTGAGAGTAACTAATAAGGGAACTCAGAAGGCAACATTCGTTCAGAAGGATGCTGATGGTAACGAACTCAAGCAGGAATTCGCTCTTAGCGGCCTGACACTTGAGCCCGCTCCAGAAGAGCCCGAAGGTTAAGGAGAAAATTCAAAATGGCAAAGTACCATGGTAATATCGGGTACATAATACCCACAGAAGAGCGTCCTGGTGTTTGGAAGGATAAAGCAATAGAGCGTGAAGCCTATGGCGATTTCTTAGAAGACAGAGCAAATATTCAGCAATCAGATAAGATTAGCAAAGATATTTCTATGTCCGGTCGTTTATCTATCATGATTGACAAGTTTGCCATGACGAATTTTCAGCATATTAGATATGCAATGTTTATGGGTACGGCTTGGTCTGTCACATCTGTCAGGCCAGCCTATCCTAAATTATATTTAACATTGGGAGAAATGTATAATGGAAAACGACCCGATAATGCGACGTAAGTCTCGTTACATTTACGATAGACTTAAGGAGATCGGTGTCGAAAACGTATACATCGATCCTCCAGAAAACATAGTGATGAAATATCCGTGTTGTAGAGTAAGAGTTCAGGGAGGAAGAGCTAGATACTCTGACAATTCAACTCATATTTTTACACCTAGTTGGGAATTAATCTATATCTCTTATGAACCGGATGATGATTTTATGATGAAAATCATGATGACATTTTCCAGGATTACTTTCCAGAGGCATTATACAGCAGACGAACTTCATCATTATTCTTATACACTATATTATTAACAAGGAGACATAAAAATGGCAAGACTTGAATTTGACAAGGTCGGCGAGAGATTTTATGAGACAGGTGTCGATCGCTGCGTCCTTTATCTCCAGTCATCTACAGGTGATTACCCTCTTGGCGTGGCTTGGAATGGTATTACGGAAATTCAGCAGAATCCTTCTGGAGCAGAGTCCAACAAGCAGTATGCTGATAATATCGACTATCTTAACCTGATTTCTAAGGAGACATTTGGCGGTTCTATCGCTTCTTTCACACAGCCTGATGAGTGGGCTCAGTGCGATGGTTCCGTTGAGCCTGTCGCTGGTATCCGTATGGGTCAGCAGGCTAGAAAGTCTTTTGGTCTTTCTTACAGAACTCTTATCGGTAACGATATCGATGGTACGGACTTCGGTTATAAGATCCACCTTATCTGGAATGCAAAGGCTACTCCTTCTGAGAGATCTTATGCTACAATGAACGATTCTCCTGAGGCTCTTAATCCCTCATGGACAATCGATACAACTCCTGTAGCTGTTCCTGGCTATAAGCCTACATCTCATATGGAGATCGATTCTACGAAGGTTGATGCTGATAAGCTCGCAGCATTTGAGGACATCATTCTTGGTTCTGAGAATTCCGATCCTAGACTCCCCACACCTGCTGAGGTAATCAACTTCTTCAAGGAGTCACCCGTACCTCCCACACCTCCTACACCCGAGCCTACTTACGAGCCCGTAACACCCGTAGGAACAGAGAATCCTCATGAAGAGGGTTGGTATGAGAGATCTGGTGAGGAAGGATCTTACGTTTATACTCTTACAGAAGATACAACAGTTGACGCTGAGAAAACGTATTACGAGCTTGTTGAGCCCTCTGAGGCACAGGGCTAATATTTACTAGAAAAATTCAAAATGGCCCTCGGATCCATCACTGATTTGCCGTAGTGAAATGCCGGACACGTTCATATGGACGCCCGTGAAAGCTTGAATGCATAAGAAAGGCCATTTATTTTTAATAAAAAGGAGACCATGAAATGTTTGTAAAGGAAATTAAGTATACTGACTATAACAACGTTGAAAGAAGTGAGAAGTTCTACTTCAATCTCAACAAGAGTGAACTTACAGAAATGGATCTTACCACTGCTGGTGGTATGAAGTCATTTATTGAGAGAATCACAAATACTCAGGATCAGGCTGAACTTATTAAGCTCTTCAAGGAACTTATTCTTAAGGCTTATGGACAGAAGTCTGATGATGGTAAGAGATTCATCAAGTCCGAGGAGCTCAGAAATGAGTTTTCACAGACAATGGCATACGACACATATTTTATGCTTCTTGCTACAAATGAGAAGGAAGCAATTAAGTTTGTAAATGGTGTAATGCCTGCTGACTTGGTAGCAGAGGCATCTAAGCAGAATCAGATTCCAGCAGCTACCACTCCTTTAAAGGAAGACTAATAGAGGATTAACAAATGCTTATCTTGAAACTCGATGGTGAAGAGTTCTGGGACGAAGAAAAGCAAGAATTCGTCTATACAGAGCCAATGGAAGTAAAATTAGAGCATTCGTTAGTCTCGATTAATAAATGGGAGTCAAAATGGCATGTTCCTTTCCTCGGAAGGGAGCATGAAAAGACCCCAGAAGAATTCGTCGATTACATACGTTTTATGATCTTATCAAAGAACGCAGACGAAGACACGATTCGAAGAATAGTTACATCGGAAAAATTATTAAAGCAAATTAAGGCTTATCAAGAAGATCCGATGACAGCTACTACATTCTCTAAAAGGCAGCAAGCAGCAGCAAGATTAAATCAAGGTGGAGAATACATAACTGCTGAATTGATTTATTATTGGATGGTTGCTTTACAGATACCATTCGAGTGCGAGAAATGGCATATTAATAAATTATTGACGCTTATACAGGTTTGTAATTTAAAGAATACGCCTCCTAAAAAGATGTCTAAACAAGAAATCTACGCTCAAAACAAGGCGCTGAATGCTGCTCGAAGAGCAAAATACCATTCGAAAGGATAACTACATATGGGGAAGATTTCTAATAGTGGTAAGGATGAAAGAAACCAGTACCACGGAGGAAAAGCTGGAGATCAGACTGGTGAAGAGTGGCAGATCAGAGAATGGAACGATAGAAATTGGAATGCGGTATTTAGGCATCCCGATTCCGAAGTCCGTGAAATGATAGCTTCTTATGCCGAGAAGGCAGCAGCGAACGACCACATTGGTTACGATCAGTGGGAAAGACTTACGTTCTGGAAGGAGCTTTCGGCATCTGATTACGACCCTTCAAAGATCACAAATGATTGCGAATCCGATTGTTCTGCTGGCGTAGCAGCTATTGTAAAGGCAGTTGGATATATCAAGGGAATTGACAAGCTTAAGAACGTTCCTGAGACAATGTATACGGGAAATGAGAGAAAGAATCTTAAGAACGCAGGTTTCGAAGTTCTTACGGATGCAAAGTATCTTAAGTCTGATGCAGAATTAATCAGAGGAGACATCCTACTTTATCACAATCAGAAGACAGGTTCTGGTCATACAGCAATCTATCTTTCAAATGCTAAAGAAATTCAAAATGGAGACAAGTCTGTTGATGAATTAGCACAGGAAGTAATCGCTGGTAAGTGGGGTAATGGCGATGATCGTAAGAATAAGCTCACAGCATCTGGATATTCTTATGATGAAGTTCAGAAGAAGGTTAATAAAATTCTTAACGCTTCTAAGCCTGCTCCCGCACCGTCAAATCCTACATACAAAGTAACAGCCAAGTCTGGTCTTAATGTAAGATCTGGTCCTGGTACAAACCACGGTAAGATTAGAGTTCTTAGTTATGGAGCCACAGTTAAGGTTAAGTCCGTTAATAACGGTTGGGCTGAACTCGAGGATGGTGGTTTCGTAGCTTCGAATTATATTTCGAAGGTATGAGCAAAGCAATAACTTTTGAAACAAAAGGTGACTTTAAGTTCACCATGAGATTCTTGAAAAAGATCTCGAGTGTGGCATTTTACAAGAAGCTAGAGCAATATGCTAAAGAAGGTGTAGAAGCTCTAGCTAATGCCACTCCTAAAAAGACGGGAGATCTCTCACAGAGATATTCCTACGAGATCGATGTTGGAATAGATTCAACTACGATCACATGGCACAATGATAAGATGATCAATGGTCAATCTTTAGTGTTGATGCTTAATTATGGACACGGAACTAGAAATGGCGGATGGGTTAACGGATTAAATTTCGTCGACCCTGCCATGGCTCCTGTCTTTGAAAAAATGGCTGAGAATCTATGGAAGGAGGCGATCTCTTAATGGACGAAATCATGGATACCAAAGTGGTACAAATGAAGTTCGATAACTCACAGTTTAGAGCTGGAGTTCAGGATACCATTAAGCAGCTTGAGCGATTGGAAAATAGCTTGGAGTTGGATGGCGCCTCAAACGGATTAAATCAGGTAGCGAAAGCATCTAAAGAGACTACAAAGTCTATGAATGAATTTGGATCTGCAGTAGATCAGGTTCAAAGACATTTTACTGCATTGGAAGTAGCAGGCATAACAGTAATGATGAGACTTACCAACGCAGCAATAAATTATGGAAAAAAGATAACCGCCGCTTTATGGTCTCCGATCATAGAAGGTGGTAAAAGAAGATCTCAGAACATTTCAAATGCTAAATTCCAGCTTGAAGGTCTTGGAGTAGCTTGGGATGATATTTCTGCGGATATTAACTATGGTGTAAAAGACACGGCATATGGACTTGATGAGGCTGCTAAAGCCGCAGCTCAGATGGTTGCTTCAATGGACTTGTCTAACGGATATACTAAGCAAATGAGCGAAGAGATGAAAGTAAATCTTAGAGCTATTTCTGGTGTAGCCGCGATGACAAATTCATCGTATACAGAGATTGCTGATGTTTTCACGACCGTATCATCAAACGGAAAATTAATGACCATGCAGCTTAGGCAGCTTGCTGCAAGAGGTCTTAATGCGTCTGCAGTACTTGCTAAAGCCTTACATACTACAGAAGAAGAAGTCAATAGTATGGTAAGTAAAGGCCAAATAAGTTTTAGGCAATTTGCAGATGCGATGGATGAGGCATTTGGTGAGCACGCAAAGGAAGCAAACAAGACTTTCCAGGGTGCAATGTCAAACATCAAAGCTGCTTTAGGAAGAATCGGTGCTAAATTTGCAGATCCAGTATATGAAGCATTGAGAAGAATATTTAATGGCTTCATACCAGTGGTCGATAATATAAATAAAGCTTTAGAGCCGATTGTAACCGCATTTTCTAAAATAACGGAAATTGGCGGAACATGGCTGGCGGAATTCCTAAAAGTCGAAGATGTCTCTAGATTCTTTATGCAGCTCGCTATAAACTTATATTCTTATATGCGGCCTATAATAATAGCATTCGTAGAGACATTTGCTAAATATGTTCCATTAGTTGATCGTGGAACAAGAAGCTTGTCTGAATTTGCCGAGCAGTTTGTTCTTGTAGGCGATAATGCCGAGAAGTTTAAGGACATATGCAAGGCAGTATTTAGTATAGTTGATCTACTGATTCACGTAGGAATTAGTGGATTTAAAATTATATCCTCTATATTAAAGGGTATACTTGGAATAGTCGATAAAATACGAAGACGATCCCTTACTTTCTTTTCAAATAGAGGACTAAATTTAACGGCTGTTCATTTATGGCAAATCGTTAATGCCCTTACAGCATTAGTCGATATGGCCACGAAATTCGTGCAGACAAAAATTGAATCAGCATTTGAAAAATTAGCTACAGTTTTGGCTTCATTGAATTGGCCTAAGATACTTAATGTTATATCCAAGATTGTAATAGTTGTATCTGTGGCATGGCAGTTATTGGTAAAGCTTGTAAATCTTGCGGTTGACGGTTTTGTAAAATTATTGCCAATACTTGAAGCAGCGACGTCAACGCTTGTATCTTTCGTTACAACAACGACATATGCTTTAGCTCTTGTTGGAACTCTTTTAGCAGGTATATTCGGAAAAGGAAAGTCTTTCTTGTATGGTATAGGCCAGTCTATACGTGGATTCACATCTGGAACAGAATTAGATACTGTTACTGAATCTATAAGTGGTATAGAACAAGAATCATCGGCCGTTACAGAGTCTGCTAATGAAGCATCTGATGCACTTGAAGATGTGAGTGATAGAGTTGAGGTTGTTGGAAAAAATGCTAGAGTAGCATCTAAAGATATTAGAAATCTTAGAGAAGCTGTAGATGAATTAGAATCTAGCCAAAAAGGTATATCTACAAGTAGAGATAAGCAAGATGGCTCGCTTTTTGGAGGATCTCCTAATAAAAATGCTGGTGGGTTAATTAAAGGTATTCAAGACAACCAGCGGAAGATGGGATTCTTCGAAACATTGGTATCATATTTTATGGATGACCAGGATAGTGCAATAGCGATGGCAGCTAAGAAGATAGACGATTTCTTTAACACTGTCGGTCACTATTTACACGATGTAAGTGGAGAATTCATTTACAATCTTCAGGGTATTCTTGGCGTTAGTACTATCCCAGAAATGATTCAAGCTATAATAGCAAAGGCATTCAAATGGGGAACAATACTGACAATCGCTAGAGTATGGTTCTCCGTATACAACACGATAGTAGCCATATTCGATCTTGTTCCGGCTATTGCTAGATTAATAAATTCAACAGCCATTTTTATAGCGACGTATAATATTTCCAAGATATTATCGTCTACGTTGGCGTTCTTTGTTGGATTATCGGCTTTCTTATTAACTTTAACATTTGTTCTTAAACATATGAAAGTTAGTGAATTAGAGGAAGCGTTAACGGTGATAGAGAATTTCCTTGCGAATTTAGTAAAGAGAATATTATATTTCGCATTAGCATTCCAAGCACTGATAGTCGTCGGTAAAGTATTATCAGAATTACCAAATATCATACGACTGATAACCGGAAGAGAACTTAGAGATTCTGGTATGACAAAATTTCTAAAGTTCATGCAGGCATTGTCGATGTTCTTACTAGCATTGGCTGCTTCATTATATGTTATAACATATATTTTGGAGAACTTTGATACTAAAAGCGTAATAGCTGCAGGTGTCATGGTAGCTGCTATAGTTTATGCTGTAATGGCATTTACGGTTGTACTTAATGCTATGGGATACAGCCTGACGAAGGGTGCAGATGTATTAAGTGTAACTCGAAAAGGAATAACTAGATCTGTAACAAGATTCCAGGATTATATTGCAGATATTTTCTTGTCTATGTCGTTGCTGATACTATCGATAGTAGGCGCAATGTATGTAATTTTAAAGCTTCAAGAGTCATTTGGTACCACTAATGTGTGGGTGGCATTTGGTGTCATTTCATCAATAATCGGCGCAATGCTCGTGTTTACAGCATTAATAATGTTCTTTACCAAAGTCATAATGCCGAAAGTTGATAATTTCCTGACTGCCGAAGCGGTTATGACTGGAGCGGTACAAGCCATAAAAGCCATGAAGGGCGTTATATTATCGCTTGGATTGTCTATACTAATGGTTGCTGCTGCATTAAAAATCGTCAGCACGGTAGAAGTAAATGATCTTAATAGAGAAGCATTTATTTTTCTTGCTGGTGTACTTGCAGTTATAACTGTTCTAACTATATTGGTGGCAGTAATAGCAGGATTCGGAAAAGTAGCTTTTGACAGAAAAATTGTTACTATTAGCGTTATGATAGCGGCTGTTGCGTTTAGTATATCTGCTATATTGGCTTCAATGGCATATTTATTCACCGCTCTTGAAAAAGTGGACTTTAGTGATTTGCCAATGGGCAGTATAACTGGCATGTTTGTTGCATTGATCGCTTTGTTTGCAGTAGTATCAGTTGCAGCATTCTTAGTTGCTAGCAAGGCTCCACAATTAACATCGGCGTTATTTGCCATGTCAACTGTAGTATTTAGTATAGCTTTGGCAATCACTGCTATTGGTGGCGCGATAGCTTTAATGGCTAATTATATTTCGGATGAATCACAGATAAAATCTATAATAAATAGTCTTAATTGGCTGATGGTTACAATAGGAATTGTAATTGGTCTTCTTGGAATTCTTGGCGCTATTCCAGAGGTAGGCGAAATGGTAATTATAACATTAGCCGTACTCGGTACTGTGTTCACATCATTAGGATTCCTATTCATGTCGATTGGAGCCGCATCAGTTCTGGTCGGAATCGGAGTTCAAAAGCTCGTAGAAGCAATTGATATGTTTTCGACAATACGATGGGATGATGCGAGAAGTGCAGCGTCATCATTATTGCAGTTCATCGTATCCTTGAACTTTGCAGCTTTGTCTCTTAGACCATCTACTCTTATTGGTATTGGAAGTCTTGGCGTTGTAGCATATTTGCTCTCTAAAGCATTAAATGCTATGTCCGGAATCAATACTAGAGATGCTATTAAAGCGGCTAGAGCTATCGGAGAATTTATATCCACAATGAATGAATATTTCTGGCAACTTCAGCAGTTTAAGTTGATGGCAGAAACATTCACAATGATCGCATGGGTTATAGCCGCCGGTGTAGCAGCATTTGTTGTTATAACAGTAGAAGCATTAATCGCCGCAGCAAATCTTACAGTCTTTGCATTTATTATAAATAATGCTGGTGAAGATATTAAGACGGCGATGATGACATTCCTTGACATTATTCATGATATGAGTGATCGGGTTCTTACCGATCTTCCTACTTTGGCTGGTGGAATGGGATGGCTTGCCATTATCGCAACATTACTTGTGGTTGGCTCTGCTGGATTGCTTGTGGGAAGTGCTTTACTTCTAGCGGCGTCTGGTACAATGACTGCCGCGTCATTAGTAATGGTCGATTCATTCGATGCATTTGCAACGGCTCTTGTTGCTATAGGAACAAAGGCGAATGCCTTCTTACCAATTGTCCAGTTACTTCTTCCAAACTTAATTATATTTGGAATAGAATCAATAGCCATTGGTGGTATGCTTCTTATAGCAGCTGGATTGTTCTGTGGAGCAGGCGTTCTATTTGCCATAGGATCTATCGCTATAGGATTCGGATTATTCCAGACAATGGAATTCTGCAATGAATTCTTAGTGGAATTAACAGAATTCGTGGATAATCTTGAAGCGTTAGTCGAAAGACTTGGAGAGGCTTTTGCAGATCCATCTTGGTATTCCGCCGGTGGATTAGGCATGCTCGTTCACACAGTTGATGGTATAGAAAATGGTTCTGAAGAAGAGAGAGATAGAGCTATTAATGTTGGCCGAAATCTCGGAATGGCTTTGCTGTTTGGATTCACGAGTATACTCGAAATAGAATCCCCTTCAAAAGTAATGTTCAGAAATGCTGGATACATCGTTGATGGTTTGGTAAATGGAACAAATGCTAATGCTTCAAGAGCTAAAGCTGCTGGAACAGAACTATCCAAAGAATACATTAAGGGCTTTGATACCGATGCAATTGCCAAATCTGGAGAAACAGCTGCAATTCAGCAGGGTAAATCCTATGAATATGGATTAAAAGCAGTATCACCAGAAGTCGGAAGAGAGTCGAATCAGTTTGCTCAGCAGCAGGCCGAAGAAATTCAAAATGGATCCGAGCAGGGATTCACTGCAGTTAGGCAGGCTGGTAGTAATACTGCAACAAGCTACGGAGAAGGAATTCAGGAGGCAGAGCCAACAGTTTCTAGTGGTGTACAATCCGTCGTTGGTAGAATTGCAGATTTCTTTGGATTAGATCTTAGTGGCTTTGGTAATGGTTCAGTAACTTCTTGGTTTAATGGAATGCTTAGTTCCCTTGGCGTAAATGTCGATGGAATCAAAGACAAAGTCTATGGCATAGGCGAAATTATTGGTGGTCTTCTTGGAGATGGTGCCGGAAATGCCATTGATAGAGCTATGCACGCTATTGCTAGGATGCTTGCCACACAGCTTAGTGATGTTCAGCAGGCGACAATAAATGCTGCTCCAGCAGGATCAACAGTTCGTATGTACATGGAGCAAAACATGATCAATGCGAACGAATGGGATTGGTATAATAAATTAAAGAATTGGAAAGATTTCCTTCCCGAGGTACCATCCGTAGACGACTTCCTCGGTGGAGGAGGCGGTGGAGGAGGCGGATACACTCCTGATTATACATCAGACCTTGCTTCTTCTATTTCTGGATCATCTGGAGCTGGTTCTGGAATTAATGATGTTTCTAAGTCCGGTTCTATCGGCGGTGGCGTCGGTAACACCATCACAAATTCTAACAATACGTACAACTTCACGCAGAATAACTATTCTCCTGAAGCTCTTAATAGAAGTGAGATCTATACTCAGACGAGGAATCAGTTCAACACTTTCTACGGGTTTATGAGAGATAAGAATCCTGCATTCTAAGGAGAAAAATTCAAAATGATTAGATCTATTACAGTGGACTCACTGAGCAATGGTCAATCGTTAAAATTAATCTTGGCGAGTCCTGAGGCTTCTCAGGGCTTTGCCATTATTAATTGCGATGGTTTAGGCCCTGGTCAGGCTAAAGTCAATGATAGTGAATGGGTAACAGTGGATGGATCTCATATCAATTCTGCGAGGTTGCCAGCTAGAGATATTAATCTCAATCTAAGGTTTGTCCCTACTTCATACGATGAATCTGTAGCGGACATCCGAAGAAAATCTTATGTTTATTTCCCTATCAAGAAGATTGTTCGTTTAACTTTCGAGTTCGAAGATTTCAGAGCTCGATCTACAGTTAGGAGACGTTGGATTGAGGGAATTGTTGCCAAAAACGAGACAGGACCATGGTCTGAAGAAGAAGGGTGCTCGATACAAATAAGATGCGGAGATCCGTATTTTAGAGATGTGGAAATCGCAGAGGATTCATTCTCACTTATTACTCCGCTATTCCATTTCGAGTTTCCTGACGATGTATCAGACCATCCCTGGCCCGTTTCTTCTGTTGAAGAGTTATCCGAGAAGATAGCAATAAATACTTCAACGATCAATGTTGGCGCTATATTCACACTGGAAGCTACTGCTCCAGTAAAAAATCCATACATATATAACAGAACAACAAATCAAGGATTCGGTCTTGATTACACTCTTAATCCTGGAGAGGTATTAATAATCGATACTCGAAAAGGCCATAAGAGAGTTTATGTTAAAGACGGTATGGATACTAGTAAATTGGGTTATTTGGCAGTAAATTCAAAATGGATTGAGTTTATGCCTGGAGAAAACACGATAGGTTATCTATGTGATACAAATCCTGAGAATTTACATGTATCATATGTCATAGAACCAGTATACGAGGGAATTTAATATGTACGATAATGAATATTATGGTTCTCCTAACGATTATAGGAACTACCTTTCCCATCACGGCATTAAAGGCCAGAAATGGGGCGTAATGCATGGACCGCCATATCCTTTAGGATCCCATACATCAGCCATGATTAAGAAGGGTAAGAAAGTTGCTGCTAAGGCAAAGAAAACTTACGATAAGAAGATTAAACCCAAGGTTAATGATCTTGCTAAAAAGGGTTCGGATTTCTACGAGAAGAATATGCCTGAGAAGGGTAAGCAGGTTATAAATAAGGCTGCTAAGAAGACTAAAGAAGTTTACTATGTAAACAAGGAACTAGCCAAGAAGGGTATATCTAATTATAAATCCAATTACGACAGTACAAAGAATGATCTCAAAACTAAAAGTGTTCTATCTGGTACAGATTCTCCAAAAGAAGATGTCAAGGAACCTCTCGATACGTCTAAAATGGCGGAATGGGAAAAGAAGAGAATAAAAGGTGGGTATGTCGTGAATAACCCAAGTGGCTTTGAAAAAGGTACAAAGTACGAGCATCTCGAGTATGATAAGTATACATCAGATACTTGGACTATCGAGGATAAAGAATCCATAATAAGTATTGATAAAACAGCATGGGACAAGTCTATGCAACTACTTTCTTTACCTGGACATGAGCCAAAAAATCGGATAGAATTATCCACAAAAGAAATATCGAACCTTCAGAAGTCTCTTATTAAGAATAAGAAAGCGATATTTTCTGACGTGGCTAATAGTATGGCCGTTGAAATGATTGGTTATTTAAAAGATGAGTCTATAATGCAATATTTGCATCTGCCCGAAAGTTCTTTGACTAAGGACAAAATCGCATCTAGGATAATGAAAGATCCAACATTCACGCCATCTATAAGAGCCATACCTGTAAGTCATAATGGAACAATATCGATGGAAGTAACATTTGGTGATGATGGATTGTTCGCTAATCATATGCTTACAAAAGAAGTATTTTTTGATCCTAAAACTAATAAATGGAAAGTATCTGACGTTGGTTTCCAGATGGATGGTTAACACTTCCCAACCGCATCGCAGGTATCTTAAAGGCATTTTACGACGGCTAGGTCTCGCCTTTATTAATGTCCTGTAAGCGCGTCTAATTCAAAAATATCTGTCTTTAAGATATCTATGATGCGGTTGGAAAACTTATAGGAGTTCAAAATGGAAGAACTTAAGGCATACTATTTACTGGATCACAATTTAACTCGTTTAGAGCTTATTGAGATCTATGAGTCCATGATTTGGACACATCGGTACTGGGAGGCCGGAGATTTCGAGTTATATTTACCGGCTACGGAAGAGTCGATGAATACGTATACCGAAGCTGCCAAACAGAACTACTACATACTTAGAGATGAAGATGACCTCCCAGCTACGGAAAAGTCTGTTATGATCATATCCAAGGTTGTATCAGAAACTGACGTAGAGGGAGGAGATCATCTCTCCATTACAGGTCGTAGCCTAAAATCACTCTTATCGAAGAGAGTGGTTACAGAGAATTATATTCTGGCAGGAGATCTAGAATCGGAGATCAGGCGTTTGGTATTAGAGAATGCCGTTGAGCCAGAAGATTCGGCTAGGGCCATACCAAATCTTGAATTAGGTGAGATTTCTGGTTTAACAGAATTTATAAACTATAATGCCAAGGGTATGCAGTTGGATACTGTTATATCTACAGTATGCAAGCTCCATAAATGGGGTTGGGACATAGTTTATGACATGGAAGCTAAGAAATTCAAGTTCAAACTCTACAAAGGAGTTGACAGATCTTATGCTCAGTCACAACTGATCGATAGATCTGAGAGAAGACCTTATGTCGTATTCTCCGACGAATTTGAGAATCTTAGATCCACAAAGTACTCAGTCGATACAATGTCATACAAGAATTTTGCATATGTTCATGGCGAGGTTCGAGAGTATGATGCAGACAAGAAAGAGTATGTTACCACTGATCTTACACAGAAAGTCACACCCGAAAGCACAGGATCGACTCTTGAAAATCCTAGAGGATTAGAAAGAAACGAACTGTATGTTGAGGGTAATACATCTAGCCAAGATGCGCAGACATATCAAGGAGCATATGCCGCTGCTTTAAGGACTAAAGGTAAGACGGAACTTGAAAAGTATAAGTCCACTACGGACATAACGGGTAAAATCATACCTAATTATACATTCGAGATTAACAAAGACTATTTCTTAGGAGATCTCATAACAGTTCAAAATAGCTACGGGCAATCGTTTGATGCGCGTGTCACAGAGGTTATCTACACCGAAGAAGCGCGTGGTATATCTACGATTCCCTCTTTTGTTGTCGAGAATTTTGCTGGTAAAGAAGAGGATGATACTCCTATAGATCCAGATAATGTTCGATACACAACAGACCATAAAGCACGTTATGTTAGTAACGGAAGCGTTAGAGTAGTAGGTTATGGACGAAAGCCGTTCATCGATCCAGAAACAGGCCTTAATAATCCCGAATCAGATAGAGATTGTTATATTCTGTCAGAAGGATCTAGAATTCTTGTCAAGAGGACCACGACAAGCGGAGCTTTAAGAAAAGTATCCATAATCAACAAACCAAAGAAGAAAAATACATAAGGAGGTAATAAATGCCTACAATTAGTGAACTATCAGCATTGGCGGCATTAAGCAAGCTGGACAAATTTGAGGTTGAGCGAGCTGCTGATAATACATCATATTCTGTTACAGCTCAGGATATTGCCACTTTTGTTAAGACAACTTCGAATGGTGGATTCAGAGGATCCACAACGAAGAGTATAAACGATTTTACAATCGAAGACGTCGGTATGTGGTATTGGGTTAATGGCGAGACTAACCCTACAGGACTTACAGCCGGTGTTGTAGAAATTATATCCTCTGCGGCGCCCGATGAAGACAATGTGGAAGCTACATTCATTCAGAGATTATCCTTCAGCGATAAGGTATATCAGAGAATGTATATGAATGGACACTTCGATATTTGGGGTTCATTGACCAACAGCAATGGTGCTAAAATCCAGTACGGAAATTCCACAGATACAGATATAACATTCCCAGTTGCGTTCGCAGATATACCAGTTGTTGTAGCAACACCTAAAAACGGAAATGATACAGCCATATATTTCTTGCAGGTTTATGGCGTTTCTAGAACCGGATTTCAGGTTAAGAAATGGGTTACACCAGTGCAGGATGTAGTAGAAGAAACAGAATCTACAGAAACTCAATCTGGCGGAACGACAACTAAAAAAACTACGACAACAGTGACTGGTGCTACATGGGAATCCGCAGATGATGCAGCATTCTACTGGATCGCACTTTCAGATGTAGGAGGTTAATTATGGCAGTTAAATCAGGTTGGTTCAATGCTATAAGAACCGTAGACCCAGAGACAGAGGAAGTCTCATTTGACCGAGTTTATGATAATGAGACGATGAATCGTTTCCTTAAGGGTCTTATATCTACAAATGGCATATTTTCCAATGTAGGAGATAAGCTTAAGGTAATGTCTGCTGAAGGTATGACCGTTACTGTTGGAATCGGTAAGGCTATGGTTGGAAATCACTGGGTTGATGTTACAGCCGTTGAGCCGCTTACTCTTGATGATGGTGATATTGCAAAGCCTAGAATCGACGCTATTATGCTTAAGTTCGACGGCTCATACGATCCTGATACAGGAAGACAGGTAAGTCTTTATATTAAGAAGGGCGTTCCAATTGATCCTCCTGTAAGACCTTCGGCTACAGGAAATTATGGCAATGAGACATTCGATGAGACTGGTGGAGTTGTTGAACTCCCTCTCGCGTATATTACAGTAGCAAGAGGTGCTACAGAGATCCAACAGAGTAATATTGAGGACAATAGGGGCACTGGTACGTGTCCTTATATTAGTCATCTTGTAGTTGGACCTGATGCTAAGGACGTCGATAAGTATCTTGCAGACATGTATGACAAGATCATTGCATGGTCTCAGGATCTTACAGAGGAACTTAACATCAATACTTACATGAGCCAGTATACGAAGGTCGTAGATGGCGGTAATGGTGTAAGTAATACAGTCAACCTCGATATGGCTAATTATATTTACAATCCCGGCGATGTATTCCTTGTATATTACAATGGCCTACTTCTTGCTAGGGATGTAGAGTATGCGATCACAGAAGGCGAAACCTACGCGGCTATCACGATTTCTAATGGATCCACTCAGATTCCTAAGGGAAACCGATTGGTTATTCAGGTAATTAAGAGCCTTGTTGGTATGCCTTCATTTATAAATGGAGACGACATGGAGTACTAATTATGGCAGCACATGGTTTTGATGACGGTAAGAATATTGCCGATTTCTCTGCGATTATGAGCAGAATCTCTAATCTGGAGAATAGAATAAACAATTTCTACCCGGTTGGCTCCATTTATATGTCAGCCAAAAATATCAACCCTTCTACATTTTTAGGTGGAACATGGGTTGCTTGGGGACAGGGTAGAGTCCCGGTAGGTATGGGTGGCAGCTACACAGTTGCTGAGGGCACTGGTGGATCTGAAAATGAGACAATGAGTTTCTCTGGATCTGTCGGTGGCACAGCCCTTACTCAAGATCAGATGCCTGTGCATAAGCATAAGGTTGAGTATTATTCGAGCACCGACCCCGAATACGTTCATCACGAAGTTTGTGGTGACTGGATTGATGGTGGTTCCGAAGCTACTCATTATGTAATGATTTCTACTTCTGACATGATTGAAGCGGATGGTAAGTTACATATCAAGTCTGGCATTGAGGCGTCAGCTGGTCTAGTTACCGAGAATAAGGGTGGCGGTCAGGCTCATACTCACACGCTTTCGATTAATAACAAAACAGTAAGTCACATGCAGCCCTATATTACATGCTACATGTGGAAGCGAACAGCTTAAAGGAGATATTTTATGGCGACTATAAGATACTATACTGAAAAGTATATTCAGGCGATCGCAGACGCCATAAGAACCAAGAACGGTAAGACTAGGAAGTATAAGACTCGAGAGATGGGTCCGGCAATACTTGAGATGGTCACATATTTAGGCCATCTCAGGCAAATGTCAGCATGGTGGATCCATTCGTGTTATAATATGAATCATAGACCACCAGATTTCTCATTAGATGATGAAGAGGCTGGCTATGCTGTATTCGATGCAACTGGTCATTATGTACTTCCAGCAGTTATATCTAAGCACCCTAGAATTTTCCTCAAAATAGCAGCGGTTGATGGCGAATGGAAGATATATCCTGTATTATACACCGATCCAGTTTCGGATTCTAAAGGCGGAATGTCTGGTAATAATTCTAACATTGGCGTATATCCTATGACGCATTTGAATACTATTCCATATTCGACTGACGAAAATTATGCCGGTCTTAATTATGGAGAATTTGGAGATTATAGGAATTTGTCAACGGCTTATGACGATTCCATATTCTCAAAAGGTAGTACTTATATCTGGAATGTTGACACATCTGGCACACATCCGGCAGTTCTTGAGAAGCTCGATGATACCAATTCTGGTGTTATATCGTTTAATAACTTTTCAAGAGATTTCCTCTTTACAGATCTCGTTGGGACGCCTAAGAGACTTGATGGTTTGATTGCGAACATCATAGTATATAGAAACCAAAGGATAGTGAATTATCCAGATAACACGAATGGAACATATTTTGGTGTGTTCTTTCATACAGGTGAAGAAAAAGTATACTATGATACAACGTCTGGACAGCTTAAAAGTGCCAGCACAATGAAATCATATACAGCACCAGCAAATTATGGCGGCTATCCATCGGATATCATGAAACTTGAATCAAATACACATGTCGTAACGTATTTTGGAAAGTTAGACGTATCCGAAACAGATTTGGCAACGGTATTTGGCGTCACGGTTAATCAAGCAGATGTTGCCGATGTAATACCATTCCGAACCTATGATATTAAGGACCAGAACGGTAACACAATAGCTGCTAAAAACTGTAATGTAGAAGACTTTGGAATTGAGCCTAAGGAGGAGGAGTAAGTATATTTATGGATATGCAGTATCAGTATACTGAAAAGTATGTCAAAGATATAGCTGAAGCTATTAGGTTCATTGCTGGGTCTACGGATACTTATAGTATTAAGGAAATGCCTGCAGCTATTGCAGCGTCTAATCCACCGATACTTGGAAAGCCTGAAGACCTATTCGAAGCACAGTTTAATGCTCAGTTATCGGCTGGAAGTGCGCAATGTCTGAATTGGGCTATATTTTCAAAATACCCGGACGATTCCTATTTTGTAATATCGAATGTTCCTGAGTCGCTTACAAATACGCAACCGGTTATAAAAAGAGGAATGTTATTTAACGAGGATTTTACCGAATTTATTCCTTGTCATAAACTCAGCATCGATAATACCAATAATATGTGGGTCATTTATTTCACGAGGGGCGAAAATTCCGACGCGTGTGGAATAACATTAGATTCAGATGGAAATCCACACATAGACAAAGATATGCCTTTTATAATGCCGACAGGTCCAAGAACTAATTATGCTTCTAGAGGATATAACGCCAATAATGGTTTCTTTTATTCTGCATTTCATAATACAGGAGTATATAATCTAAACGATTCAAGCGTTTGGTCGTATCTTGTGTCGGGTGATGGTGATATCACAAAAAATCCTGTATTTAAGAATAGATTTAAAGTGTTCGGAGCTTCAAATCTTAACGGTAGAATACCAGATGAAATATATTCTGTAATTAGCGATGGAAATTGGCATAATGGCCTCACGATTACACAGAATATTAGAACGTTTATAAATCCTGTTGAAACACCATCAGGGGTGACTATATCTGGAGCGTGTATATTTAATACGATTGGATACGTCGATAATGTTATAAAGTTCAAGAATTATTATAGTGGCCCATCATGGTTATATTATAGAGATGCTAACGATCATTTGAGATTTAACACAGCGAATAAGACATTTTATAATAACAATAATAACAACTTGAAGTCATATTTCACACACTTCAGGCAGACACAGGATACACTGAACGGTTATGGAATTTATCCATGGAATGATGGCGCGAATAAAGTAACGATAACACTTTCATCATATGTGGATCAAAGACCTAACATGATGGAATGGACAGGATCATATGATGCTCCTGCATCAACAGAAGATCTAAAATCATACATACCATTCCGTACATATGACATCTTAGATCAAAATGGTAATGTTCTGTTACCAGCAAACGCAACATTAGCCGATTTCGGCATATCTTAAGGAGGTTATATTATGCAGATTGCTAGAGGAAGTACATTCGACTTCACTATTAGCCTCCCTGAAGAATACGATATTTCCGATGCTAAAGCCATCTGGGTAACATTCGCTCAGGGCAATAAGGAAAAGTTAACTATGACTCTGAGTAGTGGCCTGACTGTTGATAGAAACAAGATATCTGGTCATCTATCACAGCAGGAAACTCTCAGTTTCTATTCTGGATCTGCTAAGATGCAGACAAGGATCCTTACAGCTGAAGATGAGTCCCTTGTTCAGGAACCAATTACAAGCATAGAGATCCTTGATATTCTCAAGGATGGGGTGATCTCCGATGGCTGAGTACAACCCTATTGTACCTATCGGGTTTGTTGGGACGGGCAATGTCTCGATAGACCTTAGAAGTGAAGGAAATATTTCCGCTGGGACTTCTGGAACGAAACTAGTCAACATGCAAGTTTCCTCTGATGCGATAGCTATAGCAGCTGAAGTTCAAAATAGCGGAATTATTGGGATTGGTGTGTCTGGCGGTGGAAGTCATGGCACGAACGACTACAATGCTTTGATTAACAAACCGAAGCTGAATGGCGTTACTTTGGTGGATGATAAATCATTTGACGACATCGCCTTACACACTATATCTACAGCTGAATTACTTAGAATATTGAGGTGATATTTATGCCTAGACAGACAAGAAAATACTTAGACGACACCGGTGTAGCTCTTCTTTGGGCTAAAGTAAAGGCTGCCATTGCGGCTAAACCCGATGTCAATACAACATATACATTGGCTCAGAATGTTTCTGATGGCCATCAGTTTACTCTGACAGGCTCTGATGGATATTCTGCAACAATCACAATCCCTGATAACTTCGATTCAACAGCTCAGACAAAGCTCAGTGGTATCGAGGCAGGGGCTGAAGTAAATGTTCAGGCTAATTGGAACGAAACAGATACTACGGCTGATAGTTATATTCAGAACAAGCCTACTATTCCTACTGCTGTATCACAGCTTACAAACGATTCCAATTACCAGACTGATACTCAGGTAACAACTGCTATTAATGCCGCAATAGCTCAGATTGGTACGATTGATTTTGTGATAGTTGCAAGCTATCAGGATTTACCTGTAACTGGTGTTAAGGGTACATTCTATCTTGTACCTCATACTGCTGAAACTCATAATATCTATGATGAGTATATTTGGACAGTAATCGACAGTACTACGACGCCTGAAACATACGGTTATGAGCTTATTGGTACGACAGCTGTTGACTTAACGGATTATATGAAGATATCCGATTGGAACAATGATGTCTATATGACACCGATTACTTCAACTGAAATAGATAATATTTGCGTGTGAGGTGAATTATGTCGGCTAGAGAATACCTAAATGAAACAGGTTTAGCTAGCCTGTGGGCTAAGATAGTCAATAAGATAAATGCTCTAGGTGACCTGTGTGTTAAAAAAGCAGGTGATACCATGACTGGTGCTTTATATATGCACAATACGCGAGTTGTTTGTAACGCAACCTCTTTTGACCAAGGTACTTTACCAGCATCTGACAGAACATATACATTTGGCACATTACGTGATAAAAACAATAATAACGTGATGAAATTCGGTGTTAATCACAAATCGACAACTGGTAATATTGAAGCAACCGTATCAACAACAAAATTAAAATCTGGCGTTTCAACAGTAAACGAGTTTACAATTGGTGTTGACGAAAATAGCAATAAATATGAAAAAGTGGAGGGTCGATTGATAGTTCCATCTGTTGGTGGAATGTGGGTTCAAGGACGTGATGCAACAAAAAATGCAATAAATATAGACGGTCAAGCGAATAATGGTCAGTCTTATGATGGTATTCTTTGGACTAAGTGTTACAATGGAAACATAATTAATGTAGGTCGTATAACTAACGAGCTTGATATTGCATATATAGAATCTGGGCAAACAGATAATGCACTACGTAAATATATTAAGTTTGCACCAGCGGAAGACAAAGTAAAATTCGGAACGAGTGGCGCAGATAAGAGCTATATCAATCTAAGCAATGGTGGTTTTTATGGCAACTGGAATGGCACTACCGATGACCATAACACTAATAATACAACCGATACATGGGTTCCTGTATATAATGGAAGCAAGATGCAACACAGGGTAATGTCTGCTCAGCTTAACACTTATATTACAGGCGATGGATATTCTGGGTGCTGTTCTGCTAAAAACTGCGATACTGTAACATATATTAAGTGTATCAGAATTGGACAACTGGTTATTTGTAATTTTGCTTTAGCTTTTAACTCTGAAAGAACTGGTGAAGTTGCATGGGTCGCTCTTAATTCTAATTTTAGACCGGCAAGAACGTTATATTTCAATGTGAATATAGCGGGAAATAGTGCCGCAAACACGAACGAATCAGCCCATCGTATGTATATCTATCCTGATGGAACTTTAAAAATGTGGATAGATAATACAAATGCTAAAGTTACACAAACGTTCGGAGAAATAAGTTTTTGCACATTCTAAAGGAGCCTAACAATGCTAACAGTAATCGAACTTCAAACTAATAATGGAACCACAACGGTACTTACTAATTCCTATGCTGAGGAATCTTTGGCATGGCAGAAGTATTATCAGGTTCTTTCATTTGCCGCCGTAAGCGATATTGATATTCATTCTGCGGCTGTTATTAATGAGGAAGGTCTTTCTATCAAGAACGAGACTTTTAATAGAGTATTTGGTAAGGATATAATAGAATCTAACTAAAACATCTCATCTCTTTCCTCTGGGTCTCCACATCATCTAAAATTCTTCGGAAGGCTAGGCTATTCAGAGTAATAGTACGTCATTTGGTGTGGAGATTCATTATATTTCAAATTGGGAGGCGGCTGAAATGCCATCATGGTTGGAATTAGCCATTACTATATTTGGATCAGTAATGGCGAGCTCAGGACTCTGGGCTTTTATCACTAAGATTCAAGAAAAGAAGGATATCAAGTCTCGGATGCTTTTGGGTCTGGGACATGATAAGATTATATATTTATGCAAATGCTACCTGAAAAGGGGCTATATCACAGTCGACGAGTATGAGAATCTACATGATTACTTATATTTGCCATATAAAGCAATGGGCGGAAATGGTACAGCTGAGAAGCTTATGAAAGAAGTAGACCAGCTTCCTACGAGGCCTATGGAAGAGATTTAAGCATTCGCACAAAATTATCCTCCTATAATACAAAGGAGGTGATTTATATGAGATCATATAACAATGAGTACACATATATGATCGGAGACGACAACGGTTTGATAAAGTTGTGGAAAGTACCAACAGGTACAGACCAAAAGATACTTATAGCGGCCCGTAGAAACGGGATCGTTAGGGTTACGAGGCATTTTAATGCCAATGACGATCTGGAAGCCTTAAATGACTTCCATGATGTGGAAGAGACTGAATAAGTCTCTTCTAATTTTTTTTTTTTTTTTGGAGGTACACTATGAATTTAGATTTCATTACAGTTCCAGCTATTATAGCTATAGTATATTTAATAGCACTTATAGTTAAGTCTATGAGTACTAATGAGAAACTTGATCGAATGATCCCCGCTATTTGTGGAGTATCCGGTTTGATCTTAGGTATTCTTATATTTTTCACAATCCCTGGTTGGATGCCTGTATCTAATTGGGCAGAAGCAGCAGCTACTGGTATAGCCAGCGGTCTGGCAGCAACTGGTATCAATCAGATTTACAAGCAGTTTACAAAGCCTGAACCTACAACAATGATTAAGTAAAGCTAACAACCGCATCGGTACATCATCGTGGTTGCTACATATATTCATACGATTTGAACCTCCTTTCAAATGTATTTCTTTTCTGTGATTAAAGCTCGTTAATACAATTAGGCATGGCGGGGTGTGGTACCGAGCCCCGACAGCTTAATCGCAAAAAATTATCCTCCTATAATACAAACAATAAACAAATTATAAAAGGAGGAAATTAGTATGAAAAATTTTATTAAGACAATTATTATGATGGTAGTGCTTGGAATGGCACTTGGTGGATTTGTAGGCTATGCCTACAAGGATCAGATTACGGATTCCGTGAATAGAGTAGCGGAATTGAGACATGAGAGAGTAGTTGTAATAAATAAGGAAAACCATGCTTTAGGTATGGGTATCATTAAGAGCAATGAAGACACAGAAATAAACCTCACAACTAGTGAGGAAGCAAGAAGTACACTCATTGAGGAGTACTTCAACGAGAAGGAAATCGAGTATATTTACGGATTGCTCGATGATGGAGAAATTGTCCACTTTCGTATGGTGGACGAAGAAGGAGTTGACTGGTTGGTCAGCTGCTTTACAGTAGAAGGAGTTGAGTGGTCTATTAGAGACGCTCAGCAGCAAGGAGACAGATTAGTCATATCTTATGACTGATCTAAAACACCGAATGGTGGCTAGAAGGTTCGTCCTTCTAGTTTTTCTCAAAAGTATATTCTTAAAATTTTTGCGACACAATGTAACATATCGCGAGGAATTATTCTCCTATAATACAAATAAAAACAAGGAGGAAATTAATATGAAAATCGTAAAAAATGTCTGCGAATGTTTTATTTGTGGACAAATGATAAATAGAGAGGCAACAGAAGAAATGCCTATTAAGTTGGGATGGTATGATCCCGATGAAAGCAAATCGATTGTTACACTCCCGCTATGTGCGGATTGTAATACCGAATTGTGTAATAAGATCTGGAGAATGATCCGGATCAAGGAAACTAACCGAGAGCTTAGTGAGCTCTTGGAAGATTTAAGAACTATGACCCCGATAAGAGGGTTTAAAAGCTAATTGGGACGATTTAGTCCCTTTTAGTTTTTCGCAAAAAATTATCCTCCTATAATACAAATAATAAATAAGGAGGAACCATTATGGTACACGTTTATTTTAGAATAAAGGATAACACTCTTGAAGAGGGTGTTGTAGAAGAAGGAAACAATATCGTTGCAGAAAAGATTCCTAATAAGAATCTCGCAATGATTATATTACGAGCAGTGTTGAGTGACTCGTATTCAAATGGTAATCCGATCAATTATACGATCGAAGATTACACAGATGTTGAGGACTATGATCCTGATAAAAGGATCTAAAAAGCTAATTGGGACGATTTAGTCCCTTTTAGTTTTCGCATAGAATTATATCCTTATAATAGGCCGATATGGCCTGAAAGGAGAATAATATGAATTATTGGAAACTATTTGTAATTTTTATGGTCGCTGGTTTTACAGCGATGTTTAGCGTTATAGCAGCGGTATTAGGCGTTGTTATAATTGAGGTAGCTATGGTGTCATTGACGCACTATAGCATTGATTACGTACTGTCGTTTAAGGCAGTAGAAGTACTCCAGTATGCATTGATGATGCTACTGGCCGCGTGCATGTGCAAATTTAGTTGGGACATGCTTACGAAGCCTTTTATCCATTGGATAATGGGCGTAAAAAGGGAGAAGTCTTAATGGCTTCTCTTTTTCTTTCGCAATAAATTATATCCTTATAATGGTTAAATAATAAGGAAAGGAGGAATTAGTTATGTGCGATTCCTTATCAGAGCACCTCCTATATCTCAATTTAGAGGTATATGGAGACAGAAAATTTGAAGAATGGTTGTCAATAAAGGCAACCGAGTTTTATGAGCGTTATCGTGATGATGAAACGATAACAGATGAACAATACAACATTTTAAAGAAAGATCTTGAGAAATCTATGAATAAATTAGTAGATGAATTAAGATCTAAAGGCTATGACGAAAAAGAAGTAACTTTTAGTCAGGCATACAAAATTATTGAAAATATTGATTGAACTGAACAAGGCCAGCCTGTCATTGGACTGGTGTCTTTTAAGTAAGACGAACAATACTAACAATGACCTGAGACACATTACGTAGGGCGGTAATGCAGTCGTTTAAAGAAACAGCCCTTTAATTTCTCTCGCAAGAAATTATATTCCTATAATGGTACATTAGGTACTAATAAAAATAAAGGAGGTAGCTATTATGCTATTCGAATGTTGCGGTTACTGGATTAACAGTGACGATATTATCATGATGAAAGGAATTGTTCATCATGTAGAGCCTACCGGTGACAAGATTCTCGGTACGGAAATATGGTTCAGGAATGCTCCTGGATCTGTAAAGATAACGGCACCAATAGATGCCATAAGAGATAAGCTCGATAGACTTGGGGAACTTAGTAAGTATGACTCCAAGTTATACGGCAAAGATTGAGTTTAAAAAGCTAATTGGGACGATTTAGTCCCTTTTAGTTTTTCGCAAAAAATTATTCTCCTATAATACAAATAAATAAAAAAAACGGAGGATAAAATTATGAAGAATGGTAATGAAAGATATTGTAAGTGGTATAAAAGAGATAATACTATTTGTAGGGCTTGTCCTTACAATGTAGGAACGATTGGTGGTGCAGACGAATGTGGATGCACTAAGGAAGAATTGAAGGAAATGCAAAAGGAAGAGTCTTAATGGCTCTTCTTATTTTTCGCACAAAATTATATTCCTATAATGGTTAAATAATAAGGAAAGGAGGAATGTGTATATGTTGACATTCTTATTATTGGTAGTAGGTTTAATCCTACTTCTATTATGTGGATTGGCGATTATATTTGCTAGTCCGGTTATTATTCTATTGCTGGTAGGTCTGGCAGTAGATGGTTTGGTTATTGCCTTAATCTTTGGAAGAGGTAAGAAACAAAAAGAGAAAGGAGGCTCAACATGATAGTATGGGCCATATGGATCGTATTGTTCGCCACGATGATTGTGGCAGCAATAATTGAAACATGGCGGTTGTTTATCATAGCAACCGTATCATGGATTGGTATGTCATTCATAATAAGAATGATATGGGAATTAGCAAACAAAGATTAAAAGCTAATTGGGACGTTTTAGTCCCTTTTAGTTTTTCGCACAAAATTATATTCTTATAATGGTATAACAGGATAATGTATGCCGAAAAATTTTTGAAAGGAGGATCAACGTATGAAGATTGATCTTAAAAGATTGGCATTGGCTGGAGGATTAGGATTTATATTCTCTACGCTAATAGAATTAATTGTGAACGTTATTAAGTTCATAAGATGCAAACTCAAGCTTAAAAAGATTGAGAAGCAAAAAGAGGAACTGAATGCTAGATGCACTCAGACTCACAAATTGGCCATGGAGTTCGTGGATGATGCCATGAGCAACAGGCTTGAACAGCCTAGGAATCCCCAGGCTAAGAAGCTATACGCTCGTCTGCAGGAATGGCAGGCAGAGATGTATAAAGTTATTACGACATCTGACAACAATAAAGAATTTTTATTGTATTATCGTAGATGGTGCGACGATGAAGATCTGTATCAGATCATAAACGTCGACGATTGTAAAGAGTAACAAAATTTTAGAGGAATCATTTATTGGTTCCTCTTTAATTTTTTCGTAACATAATGTAACATATGGAGGTTCTATGGACGAGCAAGAACTAAGAGATGCATTAACAAAAGTCAAAGAATATTGCAAATCAAGAAGGGTTTGTGAAGAATGCATATTTGGATCACTAATAGGAATTAAAGATCATGGACTTTATATTTTTTGTGAGGTTTCCGATGGTCTAGAAGAAATCATTGATTAGGAGGAATCATAATGAAAAACACAGTTAGCAAGGCATTCAATCCGGAGTTAGTTTCTAGAGTTAGAAAATATATATCAGTAAGAACTCCGATGGAATTGGAAGCAGCAACACGTATACTCTATGCTTATAAGATAGAGTACAGGCTAGAGCCCTATGGTGAGAATCTCAACTACACCTTCGACTCGATGGATAGGATTGATATTGTCATGAACTATCATGAGTACGAGGAGCCTGAGGTCATCAAAGCATTAGGCATCAAGCAGACAGATCTGAACTTATATTTTGATCATTCATAAGGAGGAATTAGTATGTACGATTATGCTAAAATTCAGAACCATTTAGATTATTGTCTCGATAACGGTATAAATGAGATTGATAATTGCTGTTATTGTAATACATTACTCACAGGCAGGCCTATTGAAAAGGTATGGATTTCTACGCCTTTTGGCTATTTACGTATGTGCAAAAAGTGCTGGGATAAAGCAGAATATGACAGAAAGTCAAAAGAACGAATCCCTGTGGCGGATGATAATGGAAAAGTTATAATGTATGATGGAAACGGAAATGTTTTAAAGAATTTCTGGGAATCATAAGGAGGAATGAACCATGAAATTTAGAATCACAAGCGCTAATGGAAATCCGGAGTTGAGAGACTATATCGCACTATTGAGAGAGTATCATTTTGACATAAGTAATACGGATCCACAGACAATAGATGTCAGAACGTTAGATGACATTAGAAGGATCCAAGAAATAACAAAAGCTAAATGGGGTGTTGTTATAGATTTTCATTTAGATAATGACATTCCAGAGTTAATAATCTATGATGGATTCTTAGAATAATCAAATAATAAGGAGGAATGAACCATGAAACTCGACAAAAATACAAAAATCAGCCCTTTTGTTATCGCACGATATGAGCATGGATATGAGACAGCATCATCTTTGCTTAAAGAGATACCTATTGATAAGAGTGTATATTCTACATGGGAGAATGGAAATGTTTCGTATATTTCAGAAGGTAAGACGTTTGTTGCCTTTCAGAAAATATGTGAGATATTCGGTTGGTCTCTTGAAGAGGGAAGGAATAATCTTTCCAATATGTATAAGTGGAAGCACGATGATAAAATAAAGATCGTTAAGCCTACTTATGACGAATGGAAGAAAATGAGCGGTCATACCGAGATGGCTACACTTGATACATCTAAAACAGATATTTCCAAGGAAGAGGCCATGCTCAATAATCCTCTTAAGGTTTGGAGAGGCAAGAATAATCTTACAAGATCTGAAGCAGCCAAGATGTGCAATGTTGATGTTAATGTATATTCTGATTGCGAGGATGGTGTTAAGAAACCTATAGGATACGATATGACGAAGATACTCAAAGGAACTGGTCTTGGATTCGTACAGATCGCGAAGATATTCAGTGATGATACAGTTAATACCATCATTACGAATACCGAAGATGAAGACTCGACGGAGGTTCTTGAGAAGGATTCTGCTAACTGGCCGGATAAGATATTTGATGATATGAAGGTCGAAAAGAGTGAGGCCGCCATCAAGATACTTAACGAGGAGATTGATAAGGCATTAGATGACAAAACGTCCCCGATTGTCAATATATTAAAGTCCGTACTTACACTTAGGGAGGCCAAGATCTTAAAATTCTATTATATTGACGATAGGAGACTTAGAGATATCGCACAAGCTTTTGGACTAAGTACGAGCAGAGTACAGCAGATAAAAAACAAGGCTCTTTGGAAGATGAAAAGACGCATAGGATCAGCTGTAGAGCATATTAATCTCGAAGCATCTAATACTATCGATGAGGTTACTACAAAGAACGAGTATCCTTTGAACTTCGTCGTCGATAGATGTGGTCTTCCTGCCGAAGATTGGATCATAGAGGAATTCAACAGGCAGATGGATGAGAAAGTATATGCGTCAAAAGATGCAGACTCTTATATTTTCTTCAGAGTCGAAAGGGATGCTATAAGAAAAGTATTCCGAGATGATGCACAGGCTGATGGTGAGTTACTTGATAGTATTGATACGGCAGTAGACGCATTTAAGAATCATATCAAGAAATCGGCAAGTCTCATTGGGACGGTTGCGGAGAAGATCACCGAAGCTAAAAATGAAAAGCTTGCTAAGGAAATAGCTCTAGTAATCGATCCCATTTATGGATTAACATCTGCTAAGAT